ATAAATCTAAAAAATGGAAATATGGATATAATAAAGAACATGATATCGTCGTTATCTCAAAAACTGGGCGAATTGGTGAAATACTTGAAATACAAAATTTGCGTATTGCGTTGCCAAAACGACCAGTGCAACTGCAAGCACACAAACTAAACAAGTGGGTAAAACAAGAACAACCAAAAGAGTTAAGCAAACTTAAAAATATATTTGACTGGAGATCTTATCCAGAAGAACAAAAAGATAAATGGTTTGATTATATAGACGAAGAGTTTAAGCGTAGAGATGAAGGCTTTTGGTTTATGAATAACAATAAACCAACGTACATAACAGGTGCACATTATATGTATCTACAATGGAGTAAAATAGATGTAGGCGCACCAGACTTTAGAGAAGCTAATAGATTATTTTATATATTCTGGGAAGCTTGTAAAGCAGATAAAAGATGCTATGGCATGTGTTATCTTAAAAATCGTCGTAGTGGATTTTCTTTCATGTCTTCAGCTGAAACAGTTAATTTAGCTACATTAGCGAGTGATAGTAGATTTGGGATCTTATCTAAAACAGGTGCTGATGCTAAAAAAATGTTTACAGATAAAGTAGTACCTATTAGTATTAACTATCCGTTTTTCTTTAAACCAATACAAGACGGTATGGACAGGCCAAAATCAGAGCTTGCGTATAGAGTACCAGCTAGTAAGTTTACAAGAAAAAAGATAACAGCTAATGAACAAGTTGAAGAGCTTGAAGGTTTAGATACAACTATTGACTGGAAAAATACTGGTGATAACAGTTATGATGGTGAAAAGCTAAACTTGTTAGTACACGATGAAAGTGGCAAGTGGGAAAGACCCGATAATATATTAAACAACTGGCGAGTAACTAAAACATGTTTACGATTAGGTAGTAGGGTTGTAGGTAAATGTATGATGGGCTCGACTTCAAACGCATTAGATAAAGGTGGAGACAATTTTAAAAAATTATATAACGCATCCGATGTCACTAAGAGAAATAGAAATGGCCAGACAAAGTCTGGTTTATACTCTTTGTTTGTCCCAATGGAATGGAACTACGAAGGATTTATTGATGAGTACGGAGTTCCAGTATTTAATACACCTAACACAGATGTCTTTGCCCCAGACGGTGAACTAATAGATATAGGTGTAATTGATAATTGGCAAAACGAAGCTGATGGTTTAAAAGATGATCAAGATGCTTTAAATGAGTTTTACCGTCAGTTTCCACGCACAGAAGAACATGCTTTTAGAGATGAAACAAAAAATAGTATATTTAACTTAGTAAAAATATACGAACAAATAGATTACAACGAAGGTATAAACGCTATAACAAATGTTAATACTGGTAATTTTCAATGGGTTAATGGTATTAAAGATACTCAAGTAATATTTTATCCAGATCCAAAAGGAAGGTTTAATGTTAGTTGGTTTCCGCCTAGTAATCTACAAAACAGAATAGTATTAAAAAATGGTATTAAGTTTCCTGGTAACGAGCATGTAGGTGCTTTTGGTTGTGATAGTTACGATATATCAGGAACTGTAGATGGTAAAGGTTCTAATGGCGCTTTGCACGGTTTGACTAAATTTAGCATGGAAGACGCGCCACCTAACCACTTTTTTTTAGAGTATATATCTAGACCTCAAACAGCTGAAATATTTTTTGAAGATGTGTTAATGGCTTTAGTTTTTTACGGTATGCCATTGCTTGCAGAAAATAATAAACCTAGATTATTATATCATTTAAGACGTAGAGGTTACAGAGGTTTTAGTATGAACAGACCTGATAAACTTTGGAATAAATTATCAACTACTGAAAAAGAAATAGGAGGTATACCAAATACTAGTGAAGATATAAAACAAGCTCATGCAGCTGCTATTGAAATGTATATACAGCAATACGTAGGTCATATAAAAGATGGAGTGTATGGTAATATATATTTTAATAAAACATTAAATGATTGGGCTAGGTTTGATATAACAAAAAGAACAAAGTTTGATGCTTCTATAAGTTCTGGTCTCGCTGTCATGGCTTGCAATAGAAACTTGTATAGACCAAACGCTAAAATAGAAAAACCAAAATTGAATATAAATATTGCTAAATATCATAACAGAGGCAATACTTCAAAAATAATAAAATAACATATGGCAGAATATACTAATAATTATTTTCCTAGTCAAGTTGTAAGTGATGCTGAAAAGTTGAGTTATGACTATGGTTTAAAAGTTGCTAAAGCTATAGAGCATGAGTGGTTTAATAAAGATCAAGGTATAAACAGATATCATAAACACTATAACGATTTTCATAAATTAAGATTATATGCTGAAGGTAATCAATCAATACAAAAATATAAAGATGAGTTGTCTATTAATGGTGATTTATCTTATCTAAACTTAGACTGGACACCAGTACCTATTATACCTAAGTTTGTTGATATAGTTGTTAATGGTATGGCTGACAGATCTTATGATATAAAAGCTTATTCTCAAGATCCATATGGTATTGCAAAAAGAACTGAATACATGCAGTCTATAGTTGACGACATGAATACAAAAGAAATAAACGACTTTGTTCAACAAAAATTTAATATTAACCTTTATCAAAACGATCCAGATACATTACCTGAGACAAAAGAAGAGTTAGAGCTTCACATGCAATTAAGCTACAAGCAAGCCGTAGAAATAGCAGAAGAACAAGCTATAAATGTTTTGTTAGATGGTAATAAATATGATTTAGTAAAAAATAGATTTTATAGAGATTTAACTGTTTTAGGTATAGGCGCTGTTAAAACAAACTTTACAACTTCAGAAGGTGCGATTGTAGAATACGTTGATCCTGCTGATTTAGTTTATTCTTATACAGAATCACCTTACTTTGATGATATATACTATGTTGGTGAAGTAAAAACTATACCTGTAAACGAATTAGCAAAACAATTTCCATTTTTAGAACAAAGTGATTTAGAAGAGATAATGCAATCACGATCACTTTATACTAACAATTCATATAAAAATGCTAGTAGTTATGATGAGTTTGATAGTAATAAAGTTCAAGTTTTATACTTTAATTATAAAACCTATATGAACGAAGTTTACAAAATAAAAGAAACTGCTACAGGTGCTGAAAAAGCAATAGAAAAAGATGATTCGTTTAACCCGCCTTCTGAGTCTGAAGGTAATTTTTCAAGATTAGATAGAGTAATAGAAGTATTGCAAGAAGGTGCTATGGTTCTTGGTACTAATAAATTACTTAAATGGGAAATAGCTAAAAACATGATGAGGCCAAAAAGTAATTATACTAAAGTTAAAATGAACTATAGTATAGTAGCCCCTCGTATGTATAAAGGCAATATAGACTCTCTAGTAAAACGTATTACAGGTTTTGCTGATATGATACAGCTTACACATTTAAAACTACAACAAGTTATGTCTCGTATGATACCTGATGGTGTTTATTTAGACGCAGATGGTTTAGCTGAAATAGATTTAGGTAATGGTACAAACTATAATCCACAAGAAGCTTTAAACATGTTCTTCCAAACAGGTAGTGTTATTGGTAGATCGTTCACGCAAGATGGCGATATGAATCCTGGTAAAGTGCCAATACAAGAAATAACATCAGGTAGCGGTGGTAATAAAATACAAGCTCTTATAGGTAATTATAATTACTATATGCAAATGATACGTGATGTAACTGGATTAAACGAAGCAAGAGATGGTAGTATGCCAGATGAAAGAGCTTTAGTTGGTATACAGAAAATAGCTGCTGCAAATAGCAATACAGCTACAAGACATATATTAGATTCTGGTTTGTTTTTAACAGCAGAGGTTGCAGAACAACTATCACTTAGAATATCTGATATTGTAGAATATTCACCAACAAAAGAAGCTTTTATACAAAGTATAGGTGTACATAACGTTGCTACACTTGAAGAGATGTCTAGTTTACATTTGTATGATTTTGGTATATTTATAGAGTTAATGCCTGATGAAGAAGAAAAAGCTATGCTTGAAAATAATATTCAAATGGCATTACAGCAACAAACTATAGATTTAGAAGATGCTATTGATGTTAGACAAATAAACAACGTTAAGCTTGCAAATGAGGTTTTAAAAATAAGAAGAAAAAGAAAAATGGAAATGGATCAGGCTATGAAAGAGCAAAACATGCAAGCGCAAGCTCAAGCAAACGCTCAACAGCAACAAGTAGCCGCTCAAATGGAAGTACAAAAACAACAAGCGTTAACACAATCAGAAGCTCAAATTGAACAACTAAAAGCACAGCTTGAAGCACAAAAACTTCAATACGAAATGCAAGCAAAACAACAGCTGATGGCTTTAGAGTTTGAGTTTAATATGAGGTTAAAAAACATGGATGTTCAAACTACTAAACAAAAAGAAAAAGAAAAAGAAGATCGTAAAGACGAAAGAACAAGAATACAAGCTTCTCAACAGTCACAACTTATAGAACAAAGAAAAAATGATTTACCAGCTAAAAAGTTTGAGTCATCAGGTAATGATATACTAGGTGGTGCAAACGTTGGTGATATGTCTATGTTTGGACCTAGATAAGCAATTTATTAATTATATAATATTTTATTATGGCAAAAAGCGAAAAAGAAACTACAGCTGAAAAGGTTGTAGAGCAAAAAAAAGATGACAATGTTGTTAAAGTTAATCTTAGTAAACCTAAATCCAACGAAGAAAACAACGTTACAAAAGTTGATTTAACCAAAAAACCAGAAGAAAAAAATGAAACCAAAGAAGAAACTACAGAAAATACAACTAACGACACAAGAGTGGTTGAACTCGTTGAAGATGCCGAGTCCGTACAAAAACAAGAAGAAGTACAGTCGGAAGCAGAAGCACAAGAAACTCCAGTCGTAGAAGAAATAAAAGAAGAAGAGGTAAAAGAAAAAGCTGAAGAACTAGCTGAGCAAACTGAAGAAGCTATAGCAGAAGCAGAGGAAACTGGTAAACCTCTTCCAGAAAACATACAAAAGCTTGTTGATTTTATGAATGAAACAGGCGGTGGTTTAGAAGATTATGTAAAGTTAAATCAAGATTATTCTAAACTAGACAATATATCTTTATTAAAAGAATATTACAAACAAACAAAACCTCATCTTAACTCAGAAGAAATAGAATTTATGATGGAAGATGCTTTTTCTTTTGATGAAGAAGAAGATGAGCCAAGAGATATAAAAAGAAAAAAACTAGCTTTGAAAGAGCAAGTTGCTCAAGCAAAGTCGCATTTAGAAAATGCAAAAACCAAGTATTACGAAGAAATACAGTACGGAAACAAACTGACGAGTGATCAGCAAAAAGCCATTGATTTTTTCAATAGATACAACAAGGAGTCAAAAGAACAAAAGGAAATTAGTGAAAAACAAACACGTACTTTTTTAAACAAAACTAATCAGCTATTTAATAAAGACTTTAAAGGTTTTGAATACAATGTTGGTGAAAAAAAGTTTAGATTTAACGTTAAAGACGCAGGTACAGTTAAAGAAAACCAAAGTGATATTAGTAATTTTATAGGGAAGTTCCTTGATAAAAATAACGAAATAAAAGACACTAAAGGTTATCATAAAGGTTTGTTTACAGCTATGAATCCTGATGCTATTGCAAAACATTTTTACGAGCAAGGTAAAGCTGATGCTTTAAAAGAAAGTATAGCTAAGTCTAAAAACGTTAGTATGGATCCAAGGCAAGAGTTTAATGGCCAGATAAATACAAGCGGTATTAAAGTAAAAGTGTTAGGTGATAATTCTAATGACTTCAAATTTAGAATTAAAAACAAAAAATAACAATTTAAAATTACAAAATTATGGCAATTTCAAACCCTGGTGGTAATTTAAATAGCGTACCTGCTCCAATAAAGCAAACGTTACAAAATAACTACCTAGACTTAGCGTCTACAGCTGGACAAGGCTGGGCGCAACAATATGTACCAGATCTAATGGA